CTTTGAGAGACTTACGCCAGCTCACATTCGATTTTGGATGGAGCAGTAGTGTTTCAGCTTTTGGCAATCTCGGTTCTTTCTTCCTATCGCTAGTAGGATTTTCAGATCAAAGTTTGCAGTACTTGCATTCTCTTGTTCGTATTACTAAACCTCCTACCCACTTTGTGGATTTTGGGAGATGGTTTTTGGACAATTTGATTGCTTGTGTTGACACTATTGAATCTTTGTGCAACGGAGTCCCTTTGAGAGAGGCTTTTTCTAAGGCCGATCCTTATCATACTATCAAAACTTCGCACAAACTATTGATGTTACAATCGGAGGATGTGTTTTGGGGTTTTGAAGAAACCACAGGCCACAACGGCCGTGAGGTTGCCAGAAAGATGATATCCCTGCTCGGTAGAGTGAAAGAGTATATTAAAGGATTGGAGAGATCCAACCCTCAATATTATGTACTCACCAGGATCCGAGGAGAATTGACCCAGCGTCTCAAAGATTTAGAGATGGATCTTTTGTCTGGAGTGACACGTGACCAACCCTTCCTACTTGTTTTTTCTGGTCCGGAAGGAATAGGAAAGACTTTCCTTATTTGTCCTACGCTAGCCCTGCATGCAACAATGTGTGGTGTGAATTTTCACCCAGACATGTTGTATGCTAGGTGCCCAAGTTCAGATTATTTCGATGGATATTCCATTTTGCAACACCGGTATATTTTCTATTCGGAAGTAGCCGTGGCAAAAGCTAGATTTAGAGAAGTCAATGGTGATCCCATTTTAATGGAAATCAATGATGTATTTAGTCAGCTCCGGAAAAATTTGGACATGTCCAAAGCTGAGGATAAGGGACGGTTTTTTGCTTTCTTTGAAGGAGGAGTTATTGACACGAACGAAGAGTTTGCCGGTATCGACCATGTTATGGGAACACCGGGATCTTTTCTGAGGAGAGCAATATTTATCAGGGTAAAGGTTAAAGAAGAATTTAGGTACAACAACACGCATCGCATTGATGTTACGAAGGTTGACCCAAATTTTCCCCTTGATCCCTATGAATTAACTGTGCAGAAATATCAAAGTTCCACTGATGTGCTTGATTGGTCCAAGACTTTTACGTCATGGCCTGATTACGCAGATTTTATGTGCGACTTCTTTGCGAAACATAAAGAGAAGAACGAAATTTCACAATTTGCACAGGAGAATGCCATCAATCTCTCCATAGCTCAGGCAAGAAAGCAGTTTGGTACCACAGTACCTAAGTACAAACCTGACAACATAGCAGAGGCACGATCAATTTTTGATTATGAAGTTGGCGAGCCTGTCCAAAGAACTGTTGAGACGGATTTGGAAGATGAAAAGGAATATGCCATCAAGGCGGAAGGCTTTTCGGATTTCATTCCAGAATCTCTCAGTTCGGCTGATTGGTATCAGTTGAAAGGATGGCAGTTTGTGGAAATTCTGAATTGTATTACGATTTTGTTTTTAACTTATCTTTTACTTTTCATGAAATGCCTAAGACTGGATCTCAGGTCAAGTACTATGGAGTATGTATGGTTATTGTTGCTTTTCCTAGTTTTTTCTTGGTTCTGTGGAATGTTTTATGGCATTCCACTTCTGATGAGTATCAGTGCTTTCCTGGTGGACTACCGCTGGGTGTATGATGACATTAAGAGCGCCGTAGATTATGAAATAGCACTCAAGAAAGAATGGCTTGATAATGCTCTGTTTGCATTCTCACCGTATAAAACGGTTGAAAATGCATTCAGGGGAGCCAGACTTGTATTGGGTTCTGCTGCGTTCACTTTTGTGGCCTCTCGTGTGATCATGCGCTTAGTAGATTATTACCGAAAACGGTCAGTTCAGATACGTTCGGAGGCCACTACAGAGTGGCACCAGAGCAGTACTCTCAAGGACAGATTGAACGTATTGGAAACATCTCTAGGATGTGAAGAAGGATATGAACGGTACAAATCCGACCAACAAGTTTACACGTCTACGCGTACGCTTATACCGGATCCTTCCACTAGTGGAGGACCAGAATATTTAACGAAATGTCTAAAGAGGAATTTTCGGAAGTGTTCATTCCTGTGGGATGATGGAAAACGGACAGTCGTTCTTGGGCTGGGGTTAAAAGGAAATTATATTCTTTTCCCCCGTCATTCAACGCTAGATGTCAAAGCTGGATTGCTTCAGGTTGATATCTGCAATGTTGGCAACGATGATGTCGCTACGATACATATCGTGTCGAAAGTTCACTTGCGCGTTGTTGGCGACGATTTAGTTATTATGCATACGAAGGTCGACTTCACGGATATTATGCGCTTCTGTGCAGATGGACCTGAAGTTTTAACCGACACGTGGCATGATGCACGAATTGTTGACGACAATGTAACGGTACGCCAAAGCGTTGTTCCCATGAACTACTTTGACAAGAGAAAAATTACTCTCACCAATTATACCATTTATAAATGGGACAACCATGGTGAGGGAATGTGTATCTCACCTCTCATTGCTAGAGTTAGTGGCGGTTGGATACTAGCCTCGGTACATCTTGCTCATAATAAACAGCTTGACGAATGTTATGGCGAGGTTCTCTGGAAGGGGAAATTCGCTTTTGACCAGGTTGAAGCTGTTGTGGAGAGTTTCAGTTCTCCCGTTGAGCATGGACCCTATGGACCACCATCGAGGAAATCTATGTTCAGATTCGAACCAAGCTGCAATACTGTAGAATATTACGGTAAAGTTCCTGGGAAGATTCTGGCCAATAATTCATCCAATTTGTCGCTTTCTCTTGTTCATGACAAGTGTTCTTTTATTGAGGACTGTCTGGAGGAAAAAGTTACGGAGATGTACGGCATACCACGTATGCGACCCAATGGGAAGAGAGGAAATGATTATATCAATCCTTGGAACATAGGAATATCAAAGTATATGTCCGGCAGTAAACCACTATGCCACAAAGCTTTGATGCACGTAGTGTGCAGTCTTAACCGGCTTTTTTCCTCTCGTATTGAGTGCCCCCAGCTTAGTCCCCTGACTTTGGAAGATGCCGTCAACGGAGTGGATAGGGATCCTTTTATTCGGAGGATCAATCTGTCCACTTCTGGCGGCAACGGATTTCCTGGAAAGAAGCACTTATACTTTTCTCGCCATGAAGTTGAAGGAAAAGCCGTGGACGAACCGAACGATTTTCTCGTAAGGAACGTCCATGCTATTTTCGACTCCTATTTGAGAGGAGAAAGAAGCGGGACCGTAGTCACAGCGCAATTAAAAGACGAACCACGCGCACTCGACCGTGTTCGAGCGGGGAAAACTCGGTTGTTTTTCACAACAGCTCTTGATTTTCTTATTGTGCAACGCATGTTGCTCTCGCCTTTTTATTCTATTTTAGTAGAACAGGGTATGAAGGTGGGCATTGCAGTAGGCATCAGCATGCAGTACAATGCCGAGAGCATTAGTGAATATTTTGGCGATTGGAAAGGTTTTATCATTGAAGGCGATTATTCTGGTTATGATCAGAAGATGCCCATTGAAATAGGCATGATAGTTACTCGTTTTATCTCAGACTTCTTACGGAGGAAAGGATACAACGAAGTTTCCATGAAAGCCGTCAATGGTACCTTATTTGAAAACCTTTACCCAGTAGTCGATATTCTGAAGGATCGGTTTCTTGCCCCGGGTTTGCAGCCTAGTGGCAAATATGCAACAGCAGAAGAC